TAATGTGCACATGTAACCTTGTTTTAGATAGTGTGCAATCATATTTTCCCACTCATTCCATACTGGATCGTTTATTGCAGGATTAGGAAAGCTCATGTTGGCACCAAAGTAAATATGCTGACCCGGTTTGGATAACCTAGCAGTGATTTCACTAGTAGGTTGAACACCGACAACAAATAGTGTATCCATACCATATGCGGGAGTATGCTCTACTTCAACACCGGTAAAGAAGTTAACATCTTCATGTCCTTGTCTGATCATTTTCTAAATCCTCTAATTTGTTTTCGTTTAAGTCTGGTTCTACGTATTCGAACAAGTGATTAAACAAAGTGTTTGCATTGGTTGTTTTTTCGCCTTTAAAACCTCGGGTACCAACAATTTGATTCCAATAACCGGTCTTTCTAGCATACTTTGGATCATCGATGATATCTAGTGCAGCTTGCTTAGTGGGTGCAGCAAAGATACGTTCGACAATGTCTTCAAAGTACTCGTAATCGGCACCATCGTGTCGCATCATTGCTGGATGCTCGCCTGCGTCAAAACGTCTGTTGGCTTCTTGTACAGCAGTCAAGTGCATCCATACATTGTGACCCATTAGTAGTGCATAGCTAAAACTATCCCACGATGTTGCACCTTCTTTACCTATCTTATTTAGGTCGCCGGGCTTGTAAACACAAATATCTTTTATTGTCCACATATCACTAAGTGGACTTTCTTCCCAGCTGGGATAGATACCGTCTTGTACTACTCCTTGACTCCACTTGCGTGTGTCTGTTGAGTATTTTTTATCGTCGGCGCTTGGGGCCATTCGGTAGCTCCATTTGCTGTCGTGCTCGAAGACGTTTTGGAAATAGACCTGCCCATTCGCAGTCGCCAAAAACGGACTAGCACAATCAAAGCTAATAGTAAAAGAAGGATTGACATATTTTCTCACTGCTCGTTGAATAACTGTGAGTAGAACTGCCCACTCCAGTTTGCTTGTACCCAAGAAGTGCATCCAATCATGTTTACCTTCTTGTAGTAAGTTGTCGTAACGTAATGCCACTAGTCGTTTTAATACCAGCTGCACGTCACACATGTTTTGACCTCCCATGGCCCATCCATCAAAGTGAGTGTCTGGGTATACAGTTGGGTCACAAAACTCTTTCATTTCTTGATACCAGTCTTCGGCTGACGTATGATTGTCACCTTGTAACACGTTTAAGAACTTGGCTCCGCCATTCTTGACTCCTTTACGATGCTTCATAAAGTATAGGTTGTTGTACTTGGTTGCTGCAACTGCTTCTTCTAGGGTGCTGATACCACAAGCCTTGCTGGCCTTTTTGTCATGTATAACCCAAGTTGGAATATCAAGAATCATTCCATAGTCAGCAATACCGTCTAGCCATTTAAGTACGCCATCACGTTTCTTTTGCGCGGCATCTAACAACTTCTGATAATCTGCCAATGGATCAACTACAACAGTTTTGTTTTTAGCATTGGTTACAGTATGAGTGCCCTGTGCTGTTAACTGTGCAATCTTGTCTTGTACTTCTTTACTGTTTGGATCGCGCCAATCGCCTTCCCAAAGACCCTTTGCAATCTGGAACCCGCCCGAATCGCCGAGAATAAACGTATCAGGATCTCTATTCCGGACCATATCTTCTGACCAATCTTGCTTTGTAAGGTCAAGGTTTGCATGACCACCTGAATAGAGACTCCACTTATAAGGGAATAAAGCCTTAGTGGCATTGAGCCAGTTAAGCTGCTCCATATCCGTAAGACCGTTAGGAAATCTTTTCGGATCGACATAATGTTCGTTCCTTTGTTTACCTACGAATGTAGCATAGAACCCACTGATAGCGGGCAAGAATACTGCGTAATCTTTTTGTTTATTTGTTAAATTATCTTGGCTCATAATAATAGTTTGCTGATTTAATTAAAGTGTAATCAGCGTAATATCTGTCGATGATCTTAGCACGTAACATAGGATCTTGTTCGATCTTAAAGCGCATGAAATTAGATAGCTTGTTGGTATCGTAATTGTCTTCGCTGGCGTTACCGACTATAGGTTTATTTAGACCTAGTTGATATCCTAAGAAACTTTCTAGATTCATACCCAGCTCGTGATTGAGTTTAAAGTATGTAATTTTTCTATCACCTAGCTGGTTAACAAATTTTACTTGTTCAGTTGTGTGGTCGTCAAATACAATTTGATCGAATATTAAGCGTTCAGTTAGGCTATTGTAGTCCTCACGAAAGTGATCACTGCCATAACCTTCACCTAATAACCAGCTGGCTGCATATGTAGCAAAGCCGCTGATCCAACGCTCTACTGGGTCACGTAGTACAACTATACATTCCTTGATATCAGGGCTGTATACATCATTGTGGCGCCAATCACTGTCTACAAATAAATTAGTTAGATAGGTACTAGCATTCTTAGGAATGTTTAGGTAAAAAATCCCAGTAGGGGAAAGTAATCCACTACCGGGTCTATACCCCCTAGATACTAAGTTATCTAACATTACTTTTGTTGAGCAGGGATAATGTATGAATATTGTGCAATACCGCTGTCAACGGTGATCATTGATGCGCCTTCGTCACTGATTTTAAATGTCTTGTCGCCAGGCAATCCAAGGATGCTGATAACAGCATTAACAGGCCAAGCCCATGCTTTGGTTAATGTGCCAGTTACGTTGTTGTCAAATACAAAGTTACCTGCGTGACTTGATGCATCACCAAAGAAAAACTTTAACGCACCGTTTTCAGTTTTGGCAGTAAACGTAGTTTCTTCGCTGTTGGCACTGGCCATGAACTTCATACGTTGAATGCTTGCATTAGTTGGAACCATATCTACGTTCCACTTAACACCTTTGAACTTAATTGCCTTGAGTTTGTCGTTAACAACTTCAGCCATCATAAAGCGATAGTCGTTTTTAAAGTCGCCGTTTTTGTTTTCAAAGTGAATACCGACTGGTACTTCTTCGTTGTTGCGAACTTGTTTGTTGATGCTTAATTGTGCATCTTCTTTGTATTCTGGAATATTGAGAATAGTGTTTAGCTTGTTCAAGTTTGGCATACCAAATGTGCCAACAAACTCTGGCACAGGGTTTTTAAATTTAGCTTCAACAATAACGCTGCGGTCTTCTGCAATAGCGTTGATGCTGGTGTCGTTACTGTCTCCGGTAACTTTTACCAAATCAATCATGCCTAGTCCAAAGGTGTGTTGTACGATATCTGATAAGTAATCTTTCATAGTTTCTCCATTAATAAGTTAGTATACAGGTTTGTATTTAGGTCTGTCAATTACAGATCTGCTCTTTTTGATATTTCGCCTAATGCTTGATGAGCTTTAATTGTCTTTAATTGACCGGGCTTTTTAATTTCCAACCAACTAATATTAGTGCTAGGTGAATAATCTGCAACTAATTCAAATCCCAAGCTATAACATAGCGGTAATAGGATGCTCTTAGGCATGTATGTTTGTGCAAAGTTCTCTGCCATACCTGCGCCAGCGGGGGTGTCGCCGTCGTTGTATGTAAATAGAAAAACTCCGCCCGGACGCATGAGTATATGCAATTGTTTTAAAAACTGATGCATAGTATCCAAGCTGACATAATTAAAGAATCCCCAACTAAACACAAACCCAAATTGGTTATGGGGCAACATGGTTATGTCGTTGTTCTTTAAAATGTATTTTCTAAGTCTAGACTGGTACGGTCCCGGAAACTGACTGTTTGTTGAATCCAAGAACTCTTGATATTGATCAACTACATACAGTGGATCAGCTGCAACCAAATATTTGGTCCACTCTCCGTCACGGCAACCGATCTCCAAACCAGGATACTTCCAGTTACTATAAAGATTTATTCGATCTTTAACTATACTGGCAACATCGCTGGTTGGAATAAAAACTCTTCCGTACCTAACGTTATCAAACGATCCATGTCTGGTTTCTAATTCGTAGTTGTTGCTAAACAATTCCCTAGTTACTGTAGAAATTTCGTCGTCGATCAATTTAATTCGTTGGCTACACTCATTTGCAGTAGCCTGCGTTTGGGCAATAATGTTTTCGTATGCGGCTATGAGATTATCAATATAACCCGTATGATGCTCGGGTATAGAGGTTACATCTATCTTGATATCTCTTAGCTTACGACAAAGATTATTTAAATCAGTCAGAGTATCATCGACGTTAACGGTGTTAACCAATGACTCCTTGAGTTTGACTAAGTTATATAATCCCACAATTTATTCCCAACTAAACAGGCTATCAAATGTTGTCTTAATGTCAGTGCTTTCTGCAATCTTCCATTCTAGAACGCCCAGTAAGTTTTCTACTTTCTGATCTACAATAGTTGTTTCCATTAAGTCTTGGTCAAATGGCAAGTCCTTAAACCATTGTGGAATTTGACTGGCGTCTGTTGGATAACCGACACTGGTATAGCCCAATGGATTGTCTTTTAACTTACACACAATGGTCTTCATACCATCGACAATTTGCATACTGTAGTTGTCACTGTGCATTCTGCGTAGATTGTTCCAGTTCATGGCAGCACGAACGTGTCCTGGCATGTTGGCGCGACCCATTCGCTTTTCGTCTGCTGTGTACTTGGTCAAGTTGTTTACACGCTTAGGTGTACCCTTTTCCCACGCCGGCAACTCTTTAAATGACAGTTTAAACTCACGTACTTTGTCAATGATCGATTCTTTAGTCTTACCAGTAAGTGTGTCTAATAGAATTTCACTTAGAAAGTCTTGAACAATCTTTGGAGTATCACTACGCTTCAAGTCCAGCCCCATGGCTTTGACTTTGCCTGGCTTACCATCAACGTCGAGTCGTTTGCCTTCGAGATCGTAGATAAGAACAGCATAACGCTTCTTCTTGATAAACAAGCCCTTCTCTGCAACTAGCTCACGACCTGCTTTGATAATGCTACCCATTTCTCTTGGACAGTGACATGCACGTTCCATGAATGCGGGAAAGCTATTGTTAACGCTGTCGGCAATGGTGTCATAGAGTTGAACGCAGATATCTTTGCTCCACTCCATTGTACCTGCTTCTACTTCTTCTTTGATGGCCGGCCACGCACTAAAGTATACGGAGTCCGTGTCCCCGTAGATAATGCTTTTGCCAGTGTAATCGTAGTTGCCCGTAATTGCCTCATTAACGTGGGAGTCCATGTGCTTGGCGATGATACGCCCAGTAAGCGTTGTACTTTGGCCAATTCTCTGGTCAAAGAACCTACACCCGGCATTAAGGATGGCGCCGTATAAGCTGTTGAGGTTAATCTTTTTAACGAGCTGACGCTTGTCCCAGAAAGCGGTTTCTTCCGGCGTTTCTGCGGTCTTCTTTTTAGCTTGGAGATCTTTTCTTTCTGCATACCATCTTTCTAATAAGCCGGGAATAACACCCTTCATGTCGTACTTGAACAAAGTACCATTGGCACTCAAAGTCCATGGCTGATTACTGTCAAAGATCATGCGCCATACTTGCTCTGCACTGTGAGTTGTACTGCTATTGCCACCTTCCCAGTCGATTGTTATCTCAGTCCCCGGTTCCATGTTCATAACAGCGTTGTACTCTAGTGTACCAAACATACCTTCCCAAGCATCTGCAAAACTAGACCCTGCGGCTATTTTGTCTGCAATATACTTGTCGGTCATTACTGTTCGGATTTGTCCAACGATTGTTTCTGGACCCATGTTAAGGGCACGAATAGCCGAGGGGTAGAGCGAGTTAAGGTCAATGGCTCCGATGTAGTCGTGCATGCCTTTTTTCGGGAAAGCAACATAGGCACCTGCTGCTTGCGTTTCTCCTTGATCATCTCTTCCCTTTCTATTTGGAACAATCATACCTCTTGCGTGAGCTTCGTTAATAATCGCCTGCTCCGTTACAGCTACCGCACCCATTGTGGTCTGTAACAACACAGTGTTGTCGTGTGCAAGTTCGTTAGCAAGGTCTAAGAAACGTAATTTCTTATCTAACTTTGCCAACAGCATGGTATCTTGTCTGTTATAGTCAATGAACTTGGGAAAGTCCTTGTTATATAGCGCATCAAGTGTGCCTTCGTAGGCCACTTTACGCTCATCAAGTTCGTATTCGCCAATGGCGTCCAAACTATAACTATGTCGTTCTTCGTATGTATACTTGCGGTACAGTTGCATATAGTCCAAATGCACACGACCCAACAAGTCAAAGGTAAGTTGCTTTGCACCAAAGCGTTCAAACTCTCGCTGCTTTGGTAATTGATTCCACAAGCATAGTCTACGTGTGTCGTCTTTGCTCAACACCTTGGTAATACGCATTGTGGTATAAGGAATATCGAAACCCTCTGAGTTCCATCCACTTAAAATGTCTGCATCCTCGATCAAGTCAAGGAATGTGTTTAACATATCCTCTTCACGTTCGAATAAGAAACAATTTTCAAACTTGTTGCAAATTTCCTGTGCACTTTCCCAACTATAACTCTTTGGTGGCACAACCAACGTGATTAATTTGTCCATCCAGTCTAGATAAACAGAGAAAGCAGTAATTGGGTTAAAAGGATCTTCAGGTCGACTGTAACCACGCTCTGGATCAAAGTCGACCTCAATGTCGAAAAATGCTGTTTGAAGTTTAGGAGAAGTTGCACCCAAGTAATTGGCTTCTAGACAACGGAAGATGGGATTGATATCACTTTCCCATAAGCGTTTGTCTGAATTAATTCTTAGTTCTTTTTGGTATTCTTTATTATTACGTGTACTGAATCTGCTAACTGGTGTGTCATAGATAGTACGGAACTTACCGCGGGGGTCGTCGTAATAAAAAATGTAATCTGCTGGATATTCTTTGTATACCCTTTGACCATTTACACGTTCAACAACGTGAATACGATCTTTTGCTCTGTCAAAAATTCCATCAACATAACTCATTCAAGTTCACCTCGAATAGCTGCTACATCTTCTTGGACATGATTTGCAATGGCGCATTCTCTAATGCATCCATTTGGGAATACGCAGTCTTCACACTGCTTACATTGTTCGATGAGATCTTCATCTTCGAAATAATTTCGATTACTCATATATTCTCCTGTATAATTTTGAGCTTATACTCACTCTACATGCCGTTTACAGTCCGGCGAGACTATTAGTATATTTACTATTACTGCGTAAGCATTCTAATTAAACCGACACAGTCAATACTGACTAGCAGGAAATAGTTAGCCAACATCCCAAAGCTCTTGCGAGTGTAAGCAGCCCATGCATACATAGCACAGCCACTAATCCAGATAGGATATAATACAAGTAAAGGGGGATTTGGAACTGTTGTAGCCATTGTGATTGAACAACCAATACTAATAGCCCAAGCGAGCAGCTCAATAGCAAAACGTACTGGATGAGTTCTATAATCATCTCGGATCCACTGAAAGATTCCTGCTAGGATATCGTTCATTACAGTGTCTTGCCTACAGTTTCAAGGATAGTGTTTAACTCATCGTGGTCGCGATTTGTTTCACCTAACTTGGCCTTGTGTGCAATCTTGATGGCCTTCTTTAGGGTCGCTGGTTTAATTTCAAGTTCTTCTGCGATGGCTTTAATGGTATCGTTAAGACCTTCGTTGAGTGTATCAACTTCGTGTAGCACTTGCATGCCTTCGTTGATCAATTGTGTAAGTTTAATTTTGGCGTCGCCGTTAAAGCTGCGGTTATAGTCGCTCATAAGTTCTCCTAGTTGATAGCAATATTGTATTAAAAAGTGTGGTAGAAAAGCAAGAGGAAGATGCTCACTTTAAGAGTACATTCCGGGGCACGACTCCCATATACTCTAGCCCAGCAGCCGGGCAACACTAAGTAACCATAAGGTCCTAAGGTAGTGTATCCTTTAAAAAGGTATCAGCAAACTGTTTGCAAAGTAGCTGTATCTTTTTGTTATTTGTTACTCTAAAATGTCTGTTAGATTGTGTGGGGTCACGGTACCCTGCATAGATGTTAGTGATACCACGTTCTTCAAGCAGGTCTTTGCAACTACTGCCAATTCTGTCATGCATGGTATTAGAGCATGGACTCAATGTGGTAACACACATACAGGTAGAATCGGCGTGTCCGTGTTTCTTTTCGTATGCATCAAGTGCAGCACGTTCGGCGTGTACATATTTGCCATTGACATTGTAACTAGTCCTGCCAATTTTGTTGCCATCCGGGCCAATGATACAGGCTCCAACTAGTCCGTATAGATTTGGGTCTGTCGCTTGACCTTTTATTACCAATTCACATAGCTTGACCAAAATTTGATCAAGATCATCGGAATTTTTTTGTGACAACTTGGGCATGAATTACTGTTTTAATTGTTCTGGATTGTTCTGGTTAAAGTTACGCATAACTACACCGGCTTCGCTGTTGGCTTCGTTTTCTTGGGGAGTACCAGTTTCTCCTGCACCGTCTGTAAGGTCGCCGTTTAAGTCTTGACGATAGTGAACTAGTTCATGTGCAAGTGTACGCATAACATCAACTGGATGTCTATTACCAACAACTAGATATAGTTTCTTTTCGCTTGGGCTGTATGTACCAAAGCTAGTTGTGACAGGTTGGTTTAAGTATTCTATCTCGCAAGGTTTTTCTAATCCCAGTTCTTTGCAGATCCAAGGAAGATGAGTTTTTATTAGTTCTACTGTGGAACTACTTTCTCTTAAGAAATCTTTTGCTCTCATTTTGAACTTGCACGTAGCATCCAGCTGTGCTTACGATGTGCATCCATGCGCTCTGCTAGAAAGTTACTGAATCCATGTTCGCCATGTTTCTCAGCAATATCGTAAGTCATCTTTAATATAGTTACCATCTTGTTGCTGTCATCAAGTAATTCTAGAATCATTTGCTCATATGGTAATACTTGAGTTTCGTCTTCGATCTGACTTAACATACTAAAGCGACTGTTACTACCCGGGGCATATGCGCCCAATGAACGGATCTTTTCCGCAAAATCGTCGATGCTGCTGTAAGTTTCTTCGTAGATCTTACCAAACAATTCATGCAACTGCGAAAAGTTAATGCATTCAACGTTCCAATGAAAGAATTGTGCTTTTAGATAAAATGTAAATTCGCTAGCAAAGGCTACCTTTGCTGCGTTGTGTAATTCTTCATTCATTGCCGTGCTTCTCTAAGTATGCTTTTAACAAGCTTCTTGCAGTATCTCTGCTCATATTGGCTTTAATGGTTGCACCGTTTGGAGCAATCAATTCCCATTCAGTGACAGAATTGCCATCTGCCAATTGACGTTTAACTGGTCTAATAAATGCTTTGCGTGGCTTGGTTTCGCCAATCATCATGTCGCCTACTGCTGCACCACCATCTGCACCGTGCCATGCATCTTTTGGTTCATTGCCGCCACCGTGCCAGCTATCACCGACTTCGTCGCTATGCCAATCATCTTCGCAAATACAGCGATTGTCTTCACGGTTACATGTTGGGCAGTAGTCTAATGCTCTTGCCGTTTTTTTAGGGGCAGCAGATTTTTTAGCTGCTGGTTTAATTTTGCTAGTAAACATTCCCTTATTTTCGGCATCCCAATCGCCTTTAGTTTTACCATATTGACCTCGGAATTGTTGCGGAGTCATGTCATCACGTTCGCCCTTTTGGATAGCAAAGTCTTTAACACGGCCTTCTTCTAAGTCGTCTTCGTCATCAAAATAATCTGAGTCATCGCCTAGATCGAAATGACGTTGTGCATATTCCATTGCTTGGTCTTCTGCGTAGAAAGGACCTTTAACTTGGCTGCGACGATAGTCATTGCGAATATGCTGCATGACATCATCTGGGGTCAAGTAGCTCATATAGTTGCCACCCCAATTACCAGGAGCATCGCCAGCAACAGCACTTTCTCTCCAACGTCCGCCATCCTTAGTAACCATGCCCACAAATGCGCCATCATGTTCGCTTGCAATGACTACAAAGAAGCCGCCTTCGGCTACGCCATCATCGTCACCTAGGTCGCCGTATTCGTTCTCTTCCGCCACACCTTGTTGTTTTGATGTATCTGTATATCCATCGTTATATCCTTGATGTGATGCTTTGTACGATGGACTATCGCCCCACGGAGCTTGTTTTGGCTTACCTTGTTTAGCATCGTTCTTACCAAGTCTGAATGCCTTTTGATATTGGCCATTTTGTCCCATGTTTTCTGCCACACCTTGAGTGGAACTGTCAACCCAGCCATCATTTCCGCGCCAATGAGCTATTAGTTTACCGCATAGCTTTACATAGTTTTGACCATCATCGTCTGTTTCTAACTGACTTGCGGCTCTTTTCCATTCTTGATAATCGTTGAACTGTTGACGGTCAGTCATACCTTCCGCCACAACTTCTTCGCCCACGTGCTTGAAGTACTGGACTTGACGCTCACGCTTTTCGGCGCCAGCCTTTGTAGGATACTTACCTAAGTTCTTGTTACCATGCTTGCTTTTAAGCTCGTAACCGCCCGACACTTTAACAATGTGTTCTCTAAGGTGTTTTGCATCTAGTTCATCTAAGAATTCTTTATACAACTCAGGAATTTGACGCATACTAAATCTAAAAAATGGATCACGTAATAACAAGTCTTGTAAATGACTAGCATCAATGATTCGAGAAATAGCAGGATCAGCAGCAACTTCTTTAATTGCTTTTCCTGCTTCACTTTCTTCAGACAACTTCTTTAATGTAGCGTCAGTATTAAAATATACTTCTAGTTTACTTTCATTACGCTCACTGCCGAGATTCTGAACTATTTTGCTCCATACCCCGTCCTTAACTGACAATGCTTGGACGGCCAAGTCAATATAGCTTTCTATTAGAGGCATGAGTTTGGCTTGTGTATTTTCATCAATGGTAATACCATATTCGCTTAGGTTATATTTAAATCCAAATACAGCAATGCGATTCTTGTATTCACCGATTAAATTTGCCAATTGCGTTGAAGCTTCACGACTGTAACCGCGTACTGCTGCTTTGTATTCGTCGGTCATTAGTCCCAATAGGTTATACTTGATTGCTTGCGACTTAAACACTGTTTGCAATGCAGGGAAACGTTTGGCCAATTGGTCCATGCCCTCGTCACCAATTTGGTGATCTTGGTAATCCATAAACTGTTTGGTTTCAAAGTGGAATTGATACTTTTCGTTATCGTCTGTGCGTTGTGCAGGAATAATAATGAATAGTGGGCCTTGTTTGGCATAGTAATCAAAGCGACTGTTATCGCCTTCCCACGCAGTACACCAACGGTTAGTAACACCCTTCTTTGGGTATTCTTTTGCCCACCAGTAACCACCAAATTTAGTCAATGGTTGAATGATCAAGCAGTCAGTTGTAATACGACCTTGCTCATCCATTCTTCCGTAAACGTAACGCCAGTCGCGGTCGGGTGGTAATTGCACAGCACCGATTTTTTGTTGCTCAATTTCGCTGTCTGGATCGGGTAGTTGCTCGACTACGCTCATGAACTCATCCAAGCTCTTGTAACGCATAAAGTCGTTTTGCGGAGCAGGAATCTTCTTTTTGTTTTTTAGCTTGTCAAATTTGATTAGATACTGACTTAGTGTAGACTCAATATCTTCTAGCATTGTGCCACCCAAGGTGTACATTCTAGTGATAGCTTGTGCGTAGTTTTTGTTCTTTGTTGGGTCTGATTGCTCAATAACACCCATAACGTAGTCTAGAATTAACTGTTGCCCTTCTGGGGTATCTGCACCAGCTTTAATTGCACCATTTGGGAATCGCCCAATAAGTGCGTGTATAACTGAACGATCTTTTAAAGCTACAGCTAAAATCTTTTCAGCGTAGTTCTTAAGTGTTTGTCCACGGTCGTATTCTAATAAAATGTCGTTAAATCTCATGTCTAATCCTCTTATGAGTATTTATACGAGTTAATGTCTAGGCCATCCAGATACAAAAACAGTCCAGACTGGGTCATTATTGCCGATTCGGTTGTTATCTCTGCGTACACCAATACGTTGTTTAATGGCACTGGCAATGTGATCACCGTCTCGGCTACCAGCTTTGCCAGTTTCATAGTTTACTATTCGTGCAATTAAAGCGTCAAGCTGTTCCATTTTATACAGTTCGACGTCTAACCCGTCTCTGGGGCTGACTGCAAAGTCTTTGACCATTTTGGGACTGTAATCTAGTGCAGTTTCTACTTCTTTAACCCAAGTTCTAACTTCGTCGTTCCACTCTAGGTAGTTGTTTAGATGATCGTCTTCGCGCACACGGTCCCAATCAACATCACCATTTTCGTCTTCCCAGCCACGCTCACGTGCCTGCTCTGCTTGCCATTCAGTAAAGTAATCGTCTTGGTGTTCCCAATTCATTACTTCGTCCCATAGCCAGTCTCGGGCAATTTCTTTAATCTTTTCTAGTAACGGTGCCAATGTTTCATCATCAGTGTAGGCAACATACTCTTTGATTTCTGGTTCTTGCTGCTTGAAGAAATCTATCAGATGAAAGCGATCATCAATGAGGTCAAGTAGTGAGACTTGTTCGTCTTGCTCGTCCATGAACTGTTCGCTAGGGAAATGTAACTGGTACTTTTCACCTTCATACCTAGCATGTGTTGGGATTAGGATATACAACGGACCTTGACGGCTGTAGTGGTTAAAGTAGTTGGTACCCTGTGTTGCGGCTGTACACCAACGTGTGCCACGTCCATAGTAGCAAGCTGCTGACTCATCTTCTGGTACAACAATGCGAACTTCCGCATCCTTGTACATTTCAGTAACTTTGCCCTTATCAGCAACTTCATCTTCGGGCAATGCATACTCGTCCATGTTGTCCATGAAGTTACCAAAGCTGTTGTACCGGTTGATATCGTTTGCTGGAGGCTTTAGAATCTTTTTACGCTTTAGAATAACAAACTTATGTAGGTATTCCCTTATGGTACTGGTAACATCTTCTAGCTTTGTATCGCCGGTAATGTAACGGGCAGCAATCCATTGTACATATTCTTTGTGTGCTGTTGGGTCGCCTTGTTCTAATGTTGCTAGAATAGCATCAATTAGTGCTGGTTTTATTTTTTGTAGTATTTCCGGAGCGTTTGCTTTATTGATAGTGGTCTTCTGCCCTAGTACATTCATAATGATTGTATCTTCAAAGTGAAACTTTGGGCGAACGACCATATCTACTATAGTCCATGCGCCATACAAAATGTCAGGCAGGGAATGGCCGTTTTCCTTGGCATGGAACGATGTAATAAGACGGTCGCCCATCTTTTGGGCAGTTACATCTCTGCGGTATTCTAGTAAAAATTCTTTTGCTCGCATGATCTATTTAGTTGTCTTCCGGTTCCCACCCGGTGAATAGCTCACGCAGGTCAATGTTATCGTGGTGTATTAACAAGTCAATAAAATCAATAGACAATACAAATGACAATGATTCTGCGGCATCGAGTGCTGCTGGTAATGGTTGTCTTCTGAAGGTGTTGGCTAGCTCAATTAACTGTGGAATGTCTGCAATTTGATCACGAGTCCATTCTTTTTCCACAGGATCTGTGGCTATTTCTAAGTTGTGTCTTAGTTCTCTAAGTTCGCTGGTTGCAATGCGTATTAGTGCATCACCAATTCGCATGCCTTTAGTTGGGGCAAACATGTCGTCATCCGTCTCACTTAGATGTTTAGCATCGCCCTTCTCTTGCCACTTGTCCCACATACGTCTGCCTGCATCAAGTTGATAACTAGATGGATTAATAGTATTACCTAGCATACGTGCATACGCATACATGTTAGATGCAATGCCTTTGTTTCTATATGACTTTGCAACTTTGGTCCAGTCACTGGACAATGATAGCCCTTCATGTCGTGGAAGGCGAAACTTTGCAAATCCGATGCATTGTCCGCCAGCATATGCCCTAACAACAAACTGTTGGTCGTTCTTTAGTGTTTTAGCTCTGTATACAATACCGTCTATCTCAAGTTCATGAGAAAAATCCTGGTGGTAAACGTCAGGATTTATGTCTTCGACTACGAACTCACTAGCTCTCATCTGATTCTCTTTGGCTCGTTGCCTAGTTGTGCAGCATTACTGATATTCTTGCTATCTGCCTCTGGCCATGCATAAATGTATTCACCTGCAAAGTCTTTGACCAACAACCAACGAATGCCTGCTGCACTGTACTGATGTGTCTGTGCAGAGTAACCTGGCATAACTTGTGCAAAGTCGATATCGCCCGGACCCATGTCGTTGCCGTTCTCACGTACAAAGTTAGCAACTGCATTTACTTCCATACGTGTATTGGGACCTTGACCACCCAAGTTACCGATCATGTAGATCTCTTCTGTCGGGGTGTTGGTCATGCTGCCAAACAACACTTTACCTAATTGACGAATCATGCGACTCATGTTGCCTGGTAAACGTGCTACCTGGTGGAATGCTGGGCTAGTTTCGCCTGCTGCTGCAAGTGCTTGTCCTGCCACTGATGGCAAGTTTTCGGTGTTAACTTCTGTACTAATGTCTAAAGTGGGCTCTTCATCTGGATAATCGGCCAAGTCTGGATCAATATCAATGTTACCTAAATTGTTCAAATGACGCATTGCTTCGGGAGGCAACTGTACACCTGCTGTGGCACGGCGTGTATCGCCTGCACTTGCTTGGCGCATCTTAGGAGACGCTGTGCCCGCAGACTTGTGTTGCTGTGGATCTGGGCGACTTGCTAGTGGCTGATCCTTTTGTTGTTGGAATGGATCGTAATCAAACTTTGGTTTAGTTTTTGTTTGCTGCTTACGCTCTGGTGCAGGCGGCTCATCTAATTCAACCTCAGCTTCACGAATGTTTCTAACCTGCTGAACCATTTGTCTTGTAATTGGTAAACGTTTTGTTTCAAATCCTGGAGTGTCATCGTAAAATAACTCACCTAGTTCTTCTTGTGTCGGGTCTTCATCGAAATATGTAAAGTCCGGAATAAAAGCAATTTGCTTGTTTTCGCGGTCAACAATGGTTAATCCGTCTGTGTAGCCACCAAAGCTATCATCAAACCCACCACCGCCGACCATAAAACCCAATGGACCATCTTCGGGAAAGTTGAATTTACTTAGAATACGATCTAAATGAGATGCAAACATATTGTCATCGTCATTGTTTTCGTTTACAGCATCGTTCTTAAAGAATTTACGTGCCGACTGTTTAAAGTCAGCATCGGTTCTCAAGGATTGATCTTTACTAAATGAATCCCAAGCCTGGTACAAATCGTTGTAATGACCTTCTTCAATCATCCAGCCAAAGTCAATTAAGCCTTCGTAGCCGGCTTCCCTAACTAATTCGTCAACGACATACGCTTTGTCAAATGGGGCGCCAGTGAGATCCAGCACCAAATTGAATAACATATCTACGCCGCCACCGGCCATGTCATCGTGGGCATCTGAGTAGTATTTTTGGATTCTAGGATTTTTCATAGCACGGGTTCCCTCTTCTTCAAGGGTGCGTAACAGTCCTAAACCGTACTCGTATATTTGACGTTGAGCATCTGGTGGAACACGAGTTGATGCAAACATTTCGTCGTTTTCGTAGACGTCATCCTCGTAATCGTCTTCATCTTCGTCGTCACTCCACTGAGTTGGACTAGACATGTCATACATATCTGCTTGATTAGGATGATAGTTGCCATTACTATTTCGTATTGCAGCCATAACACCGTCTGTGATTTGGTCAAGTGCCAGGCCAATCTTGTTTTCTATTTTTTGGTTATCGGGATGTGTTTTTCCTGTGGCATACGGACTAATAGTGTTCCATAAGGTATGAGGAATATTAACACCAAATGATGGCAAATATTGCTGTAGGTAAGCAAGTGCTCCGCTCCAGTTGTTACCAAATCCGTTGTTATAAAAGTCGTGTTGTATTTTAGAAACTGCACGTAGCATTTCACCTTCAACGGTTTCTGCTTTGCCCGATGCAGGAATTAGCTGATCCCAGAAGACACGGTATTCATGTGGTTGACGGTCTGAGTCGTAGTATTTTCCAGGACGCTTGGCAGCGAACATGTCGTCATTTTCAAATAATTCATTAATAAACATATATTACTTATCTTCTGTGTAAATTGAACTGTTGCTGGATTCATTTTCATCAATGACAGGCGGGCCGTTCATTGGGTACGACACATAAATGCCGCGCCCCGCCAATGCTAATCCTAGTTTTACTTTTTGTCGACGGTGCGCTTCTGCATATTCTGGACGGTTATCATCTTTGATGGCATTCCATAACATTATCAGCGTATCCGTTGGCATCTTCTTGAGTTTGTCTAGCCTGGTAGTAGACTTTGAAAACATTTCATCATCGTCTTCAGATTCATTCAATTCGCCTGTATCGTATTTGTCCATTAGTGCAGATAAGTCGATGCTAAAGTCAGCAGCAAGTTCACCTAGGTCTTCCCATGAGCTTGTATCTTCTAAGCCCGTAAGCTCGCTAATACCGGCACGTAGTCCATTTAGAAATGCATTTGATGCACGTTCTAGCACATATGCCTCTGAATGATATAGCTCGGCAGCGTCTGGTTCAACACTAGTTCTGGCATATTTGTGATATCTACGAGATAATTGATGAGTAATATTAGATAAAGTGCGTGGGTTAACCACTACACGGTTATTAGAAAACATATCATCGCCATCTTCTTCGTCTATCGGTAAGTATTGATCGTCAAGTTGATTTAAGTAGACTTTGTGCTTGATTGCTAATTCAGAATCTATAGTCTCAAGTACACTTATGGCAACCATATCTAATCCATTAAGAAAAGCCTTGATGCCACCGCGTGCCAATTCGCCACGTAGATAATCGTAATCACTTAGATATTCGCCAAGTTTAATGTACCACTCTTCGCTATTGCTTGGGTCTGATTCGTCATATAACGCTTGATAGTGATCGTAGAATCCATCTAACACAGATTTAATTGCCTGTTCAGTTTTAGTTCGGGCGCTTGGCGCAAACATGTCATCTTCTTCAGTTAGTCCCAAATGTCCTGTGATTAGTTCTTCAGGATCCCAGTCCTCAACTTCTCTACAATAGTTATAATAGTCTTCTCGGACGTCACGATCAACTAGTACCCATTGTACTAATCCGGCTTGCATGCCCTTTTTAAACGCTGCACCAGCAGCCAACATGGCTTTACCGTTACGGATCAAATCTCCTGCATATTCATGTACCGCTTCATCCTGTGAATACTGTACGTCACGGCCCATCTCTAA